ATGTGAGGCTTTGCTTTGTAATAGGGTTTTACTCATCATTAGTCTCCTGGATGTCATGACACTCCCAATCTTTAGATGCATCGTAACCTATTGCTTCTATTAATCTATAAACACCTGCATCATATGCTTCGTCTTCATCTTTACCTTGAACACGGTAATCGTATTGCAAAGTATTTGTAGGTCTAAAAGATACTTTGTATTCTTTTGGTTTACTCATCTTTTCCTCCCACAAAACTTAATGAAGAAGTCTACTGCTTCCATACGGCTAATAGGCCTATAATTATTTGAACAGCGTCCTTCATTCGCATATCTTTCACGGTTTACTTCTGAGATATACATATCAAAGTTGTCTTTCAAAGACATTGAATGATCTATCTTAAAAGTCGAATTTTCTCCATAGTATGTTGCCATAAATTACTCCTTATATAATTGGTCGACAATTTTTAGTATTTCTTTTTTACCACGAGCAATACTAAGCTCATCTAAACTTTCACCTATCTCTTCAAAAGCATTTGCAAAGAAAGCTAAAGTTTGTTCATTTGTTGTTATTTTTGCTACTACACCAGCCCAAACAAAACAGTCGTAATCGTTCTCAGGACTAATCTCCATTAGCGGTATTTGTTCATAACTCATGATCTCAATACCCCCTCATTCCAATTTTCAGCGACATCTTCTGCCCACGATTCTGAGTGTTCCCAAGCTTCGACAACTCTGATCCTTTTGCCCTTTTCGAACAATTCTATTTCGTAACCTTTATCTGTTTTGTAGATATCAGCTACACGGTTATTCTTTCTGTATGTGCTGATAAGTTCTTTTTCTTCTGTCATAAATCTCCTCCTATAATTAAATCTAATAAGTTATGATCTTCGTTATGCTTCTCACACATAAAATTAGTGCAAGAACTTTTTTTCTTGTCCAAGTGTAAATTACTATGCGTTTCATAAGCAACACACATTACAGGACTGCCACAAGCCTTACACTCATAATCTAATACGGCTTGTCTAGTATGGTTTATTATCTCCCAAGTCATTCTTCACACTCCCATTTCTTGATCTGTTCTAATAAAGATTCAGCACACTCTACTCTACCAAAGACAACATCATCATCATTAGAATTGCAGTCGGCTATCTCACCAGGATTTAAGGTTAATGTCTTTTCATCCTCTAACCATTCCTCAATATTGTCTAAGATTTTGTTTAGATAGAAAATTTGGTTGCGTAATTCCATATTTTCATTTTCTAGTATTTTAAATTCATGTTTGTTCATAGCATCTCCTCATATTCTTTATCGGTTCTTTCGTCCGCCCACAAGCCCTCAGTAGAGCCACAAGCCAAACAAGTGTTAGTAGTAGTATCTACATCCCTACTACCGCAACACATACAACATAACGGCATATTTGCTATCTCTAGCCAACTATATGATTTTTTCATCTACGTCCTCCTCTTTTTTATATGCACATACAACAAAGTTATAACCCTCTGCTTCTGTATCTAAATCCAACAGATCAGTTAATATCTGTAAAACATTTACTTTATTTGATTCAGCGTAATCAACACCGAACCACACACCATTTGGTACAACAGTCCAATTATTTTTTTCTAACTCTTTTTTAGTCAGCATCATTCACCCCTCTCTATTGCTAACAACATATTTTTAACTAGTTGTTCTTGTTCTTCGATAGTTGTCGGTTTACCATTCTCATCGTATCCGCCTATCAGATTATCCCAGTCAAATATTCTTATAGGGACTTTATCGTTGTGTATTTCTTGTATAACACCACCCTCAACCTCAATAATTATTGTGTCGGTATCTATACCTAATTCTTCTAGTGTCGGTCTATTCATAGTTTTTTCTCCTTTATTTTCAAATAAATATTTTGATCATCTTCATACATAATAAATCTATCGTTTTTCCATCTACCTTTATTAGTAATTAATTTATCAAATGTTTCTTTATCGTATTCTCTTATCCTATGGTAAGAAAATACATCGTCTTTATTTTTAACGATTTTTATATATCTTGAACTCATAATCCTAACTCCTCCAAAACTTGTTCAATTGGTTCATCTTTTAGAGCTTTACCACTCCATATGTTTTTAAAGTCTTCTTCTTTTCTCCTTATGATTTCATCAATAACAAGCTGATCTAGTTCTGTCGGATTTTCAGCCATATCTGTACTTTGTTTAATAAAATTGCATAAGTAACGGTTATTTTTAGTCTTTAAAATGTTAAACGCTTCACTTGTAGTTAATGACATAATTCTGCCCCCTTAAATGATTTATATAACGGTTAAGACCTTCTAGGCTTATAAACTCTGCCGTATCTATAATGTATTCCTTCTGAGCCTCATCTATGCCGTATAAAGTAAGAAAATAATTACCTGTTCCTAGGTAGTCATCATCTCTTTCTATTTCTGTCCTGGTAATATTTTTCATTTGCATTCCTCTACTTCACAGTTATCCATATATCCGCAGTCATATGAGTTTAAAGCTTCTTCTCTTGCTTCATCTTCTGTTTCTGCTTCTATAAATTGTTGAAAAGTTGTTGTAACTATCCATTGTTTCATAATAAAAAGAGGAGTATTTCTACTCCTCAACCTCCTCTTTTAATGGGTTAGCTTCTAGCCAATCAGCAACTATTTCTTCTCCTACTATATAGGCATACATATTAACTACGCTTTCAGGGCAACTTAAGTCGGTTGTGACTTCACCAAAATTAAACTGTTCATAATCTTTAACAATATTGATGACATCAAAGACCCAATCGCTGAATTTATCAGCAAAGAAAAAATCTTTAGCTTGTTGTGTACCAATTATGAAATAGTCGGTATTAAATGCATGATGGTGTAAGTCATCTCTGAAATCAGAATCATTAAGTGCTTCTGAGTTTTCAGCTATAAAGTCATCGAAATAACTTTTGATTTCGTCATATTTAAAATAGTCTTTCATTAACACACCTCCCTTTCATGCCCGAACGGTTTAAAGTCCTCTTTGAAGAAGACATTAGTAATCGTTGGTCTTGTGCCGTTGTGATAGCCCTCTGCGTCGTGCCAGACAGCGTCTGAGGGCTTGTTTTTAAGTTCGTCTACTTTGTCCAATACTAAGTCCCTCTGTTCTTCAGTATTGCATTTGATAACGATGTCGTAAGTATCTTTCATTATCCTAGCTCCTTGTTTAATAATAATTGACCAGCTAAAGCCCAAAGTCTTTCTGTTTCTTTCTTTGTTGCTTTAGAGTATTTGATATAGTCTTCGTTAGGTATGTCACAATTGGCAAAGTATTCCATTTGTTTGATGACATTTCTTAACGCATTGTCTTCGTCATACTTGAATTCAGGTATGTCGCTTTTAGTTAATTTGATATTCATATTTATATATATCTCCTTAGTTAGTATTTAGCCACAATTTGTAGACCATTACAATAGGTAGACAATAATTAATGCTACAGATGTTGCCGTATTAATAGCATTATTTCCAACACTCAAAGAGCGGACGCAAAAAAAAAGCGGGAACGCATATAAAAAAGAGCTAATCGGAGCAAGTCGGGAGCGCCCTAAAAAACCAAGGACACACACAAATTATAACATTTTGCTCTACGAGGGAACACACACCAAAGCCACATATATAAAGGTTTTGCTCTGAAAAAAAGATTCATAAAAAGCTTGATATGCTGTCCACTATCTGTATATTAGTAGGTAAGGAGATTATTTATATGAAAGATAATTTAATGAAAACGTATAAGCCCACTCGTGAAGATACGGGCGACTATTATGCTATAGAGGGGGGGACTACCCACTCTTTAGTTGCAAAGTATTTGGTGGATTCAACAGATGATGTTGTTTATTCTAAACCTGCTGAATCTATCGCCCAGGCGTCAGCCCTGCTTTGGTCAGCTTTAAACGGTTTAGACCTTTGGAGGCTGAAGTACGTAGCAAAGCATATGCCTGAGGTCTTTAAAGTAGCTCAGTTATATTCTGATGTTTATGGTTCGCCTAACGTAAACCTCTACAAATATGTAGAAGATATGGAAGATATGGGCCCAAACTATTTGGAGAAGCTCAAAAGCTATAGAACTAACCAACCAATAGGATTCAAGGAGGAATTATGCAAATAGCAAGAGGCAGTAAAGAACACCAGGCTATTGCTCAAGTGTTGATGGAATCGTTATATCTATTAGATAATGAAGACACAAGTGGTATACGTTGCTTTAATAGAGAAGAGTTCTTAAAGGGCACCTGGGGACGGTTTGCTTGTATTGATACCGCTATGGAAGTCGTAGATGAGGTATTCGAACAGGTTTATAACGATCACACCTATTATAGTGTCCCTGATTATATGGATTGTTATTGGGCATCAGATAGTGATCCAAGGTGGAATGCTTTGGTAGCGTTGGAAAAAGTTGATAGTGAATACTTAGATGACCTGTGTGGGCATCTAGGTTACTACTTAGAAGAAAAGGAGGAAGTAGAAAATGACTAGAAAAGATTATATTGCGATTGCGGAAGTGATCAAACGTGAACACCTAGCCCCTAAGATAGGGGTTGATGGTGTTGACAGATTAAGCAAGTCTGGGGTTGTCTCAGGCTTGTCAGCGGTATTTAGGCGGGATAATCCCAACTTTGACAGTCGGCGCTTTGCAGAAGCGTGTGGCATAACCTTTGATAGCTTTGATTGATATTCTCATAATCCTGGCTATTGCTTGTCTGGTGTCCTTGGGTGAAAGACCTGAGGACTAACCAGGCTATTTTTCAAACACAACATCTTGTGTTTTATCTCACAAAACCAAAAACACAACATATAGTGGTGTGTGGATCTCGATCCTGCCCATTTGACCACAACATCTTGTGTTTTACACATCCCAAGCAGAACACAACATATAGTGTCGGCGGGACTCTATCAGGAAGCGTGGATCTTCGTAGAGTCGGCCAAAATGACCCCCATACACACACATTTAGATCTAAAAAATATGGGCTACCCTTGCACAATATTCCACTCATACAAAAACCATATTTTTTACAATTAAGGGTACCCATACCCAGGGGGCATATATATTTTGTAGACAAAATCCAGAAAGTGAGTTAATCTCACACTATCATGCAAGAAGAACTCAACATGCTGACTGGAATGGAAGGAACCAACATGTCTGGACTTTCTCAACCCAAAGAGATTCAACAAGAGATAGACGGTTTATCCGCTGAGGATAAAAAGGAGGCTCTTGAAAGCCTTAGACAAATCAGACAAGTTATAGAACAAATGATGGCACAAGGAGCTTCCAAAAAAGAAATCGAAGCATTTTTAGCCCAAATAGGTATCAGTCTACAAGAATTAGATTACGCTGAACAAATGTTAGGTTTAGCCGAAAACAATACAGGTATAAAATTATAATGGGACTCTTTAGTAGATTATTGCTTAACAGAAGAATGAATCCAAGAAGAACAGGATTATTTAGTGGTGTAGCTGGTTTAAGGGACCGTATGCCACGAAGAAGAAATATGTTTTTTGGAGGTAGAAGGCGAATGAATCCTTTCTTAGGCATGAATAATCTCCCTCGAATGAGTTTTTTACCTCCTTCTATTGCTGAGGCTCAAGGCAGAAACTTATCTAACGTGGGACTCTTGCCTAGTTACATGCAACCTGGTGGCTCAGGTATGCCAGAAACGGATAATAGATTTGCTGATATGCCACAACCTCCAGAAATTCAAACTTCTGACATGACATTTTATACAGATGCTTTTGGTAATCAAAAAACAGGTTCTAGCAGTATGGCAAGGTACCACAAACAATTGAAAGATTATTTTGCAGCTAACCCAGGTGCACAAGATTATTACATGTCACAAAACCCACCAAGTAAAATGCCACCCGTAAGTCCACCTTTTGGCAATCCAATTATGGCACCAGGACTTCTTAAACCTAATCCAGGACCATCTCTAGGCGGAGTAGACAGAATCGGTAATTACAACTTAGAAAAAGAAAATTTCTTTGGTACACCTAATAAAGATCCTAACGACAGTTCGTTTGGTCCAGGTGATCCAGGCTATCGTCCTGGCGTGCCAGACCCTCTCAAAGGTCAACCAATAAGCCCAACCTTACCGATGGACTTACCGCCTATGCCTGATCCGATTGTAGACATGCAAGGCAGAATGGGTATGGCAGGTGGTGGCGACGTTGATAAATCTGATGCTGATAAATCTGATTTCCCAGATTTAAGTGGTGATGGCAAAATTACCGAAAAAGATATTTTAATTGGTAGAGGCGTTATTGAGATGGGTAATGGCGGCGATCCAGCTGACGAGCAAGCTAGACAAATAATGAATACAGAAGATGATATGCCGATGATAGATAACGACGCTGAATTTAGAAACGCACAATCTGCAAAAATGGCTTACAGAAAATTCCTTGGTGAACTTCCAATTGGTTTTCGAAAATATTTACCAACTTTAGATGAAATTTATGGTGAAGCTTTAGTTCCAGAATCGTCTGTTAATCCTGAAGAAGAAATAGGCATGATGCTTGAAGAATTAAATACGCCTGAAAAAAAAACTTTCAACTTCCCGATGATGTCTCGGTAAAAGATTTTACTGATTTCATTTTTGATCCAACAGATCCACTTGATTATTTTTTAACAGCACTTGGACCATTTGGTGCTCCAGGAAAAATAATTAAAAAGTTTGACGATTTCGCAGATATAGCTAAAAAGGGTAAAGCCAGAAATGCTGAGAAAGCTGCTAAGATAAAAAAATTAGCACCAGCAGATCAGAAAGGCTATCAACTGCTACAGAAAAATATAGATGAAGCTGTCAAGGAAAGACAAATACTGAGAGATGATATAGCTAGATTATCTGATGCTGTTTCTCCTGCTAATGTAAATAAAAGATTGAGATTAGAAATTCAAGAACAAAAATTATCTGATCAAATAATGGATTTTACCGAACAAATGAATATGCTTATTAAATAATGCAATACGAAAGCTTAACTGATGCCGAGCTTAAAGAGGCGCTGCTACTCAAAGAAAGACTAAATATCCTGAATAAAAGAGATGGTTGTCAAGCTACTTTCATGTCTTTTATTGAACACATTTGGCCTGAGTTTATCTGCGGACGTCACCACAAAATATTTGCGCAGAAACTAGAAGATATAGCAACAGGCAAAATTAACCGTCTTATCATTAACATGCCACCTCGACACACTAAGTCTGAGTTTGCGTCTACTTACTTTCCTGCTTGGATTATGGGTAAGTTTCCGAACAAGAAAATTATGCAGACCACCCATACAGGTGAACTAGCTGCACGTTTTGGTCGTAAAGTCAGAAACATGATGGACACCAAAGAGTATCAATCTATTTTTCCTGATGTGACTCTATCGGCTGACTCTAAATCCGCTGGTCGTTGGGAAACTAACAAAGGAGGCGAGTACTTTGCTGCTGGTGTGGGTGGAGCCATTACAGGTCGTGGTGCAGACTTGCTGATAATAGATGATCCACACTCTGAACAAGATGCTCTAAGTCCCTCAGCTATGGAAGCCTGTTGGGAATGGTACACCTCTGGACCAAGACAACGTTTACAACCTAAAGGAGCTATTGTTCTAGTTATGACCAGATGGAGTAGCGTCGACCTAACAGCCAAACTGTTAGATGCACAAAAGGAACCCTTAGCTGACAAATGGGAAGTAGTAGAATTCCCTGCAATCTTCCCCGATACAGAGAATCCTTTGTGGCCTGAGTTTTGGTCTAAAGATGAGCTTTTGTCTGTCAAAGCTTCTCTACCTGCTATGAAGTGGAACGCTCAATGGATGCAGACACCAACCGCTGAAGAAGGTTCAATTATAAAAAGAGAGTGGTGGAACGAGTGGGAACATGATACATTACCAGGAGTACAATACATAATTCAATCGTATGATACGGCATTTTCAAAAAGACAGTCCGCCGACTTTAGTGCCATATCTACTTGGGGTGTGTTTAGGCCATCTGATGGTGCGCCCGATTCTGTTATCTTACTTGATTGTCAAAAAGGTCGTTGGGACTTTCCTGAGCTCAAAGAAATAGCTATGCGTGAATACCGTTACTGGGATCCTGATATGGTTTTGATTGAAGCTAAGGCATCTGGTACACCTCTAACACATGAGTTGCGCAGGCTAGGCATACCTGTAGTTAATTATTCTCCTACCAGGGGACACGACAAACAAACAAGAATGCATGCTGTTGCCCCTATCTTCGAGTCTGGTTTAGTCTGGGCTCCGAAAAAACAATTTGCTGATGAAATGATAGAAGAATGTGCTTCTTTCCCCTTTGGTGCACACGATGATTTGTGTGATACAATGACCCAAGCTTTGATGCGTTTTCGTGAGGGCGGTCTTGTTTCATTAGGAAGTGATTATGAAGATGAAGACAAAGCACCAATAAAGAGGGTATATTATTAGTATGTTACAGTTTTATCTAACAGAATATGAAAAAGATGGTAGCGTAGTAGATGGACCTCTTATTTGCGCTAAAGACTTTGATGAAGCACACATACAAGCGAGAGATTTAAAATTGAAATTAGTTGGTGAGTTATTCCCGCTAGCTGATTTGATTAATCAGGAGACATTACACTAATGGCTATTGAAAACATTACACCAGAAAACCCAGACAAACCAACCACACCAAACGAATTAGAACTTACACAAGTTTTAGACATAACACAAAGAGATGGCGACTTCGAAATATTAGAAGATGGTTCTGCAGTCATGCAAGATGATATGGAACCTGATATGGCTATGGAAGGTGATATAAATTTAGCTGATCTGTTAGACGAAAGTGTCTTGTCGAGAATAGCTAGTGATCTTATGGCTAGTATAGAAAAAGATAAATCTTCGAGAGACGATTGGGAGAAAACTTATACCGATGGTCTGAAGTATCTTGGTATGAAGTTTGATGAAGATAGAAGCGAACCTTTCTCAGGTGCTTCAGGTGTTATACATCCTTTGCTTGGTGAAGCTGTCACTCAATTTCAAGCACAAGCCTACAAAGAGTTACTACCCTCAGGTGGTCCAGTAAAAACACAAGTGATTGGTGCTTATAACTCTGACGTTGAAATGCAAGCACAAAGAGTCAAAGAATTCATGAACTACCAGATTATCCACAAGATGGAGGAGTACGACGAAGAATTAGATCAATTATTGTTTTACCTACCTTTAGCTGGTTCAGCGTTTAAGAAAGTTTATTACGACGATAATTTAGGTAGAGCTATATCTAAGTTCGTAGCCCCTGAAGATTTAATTGTGCCTTACTATGCTACCGATTTAGAGTCTTGTGGCAGAATAACAAACGTTATCAAAATGTCAGATAACGAAGTTAAAAAACTACAGCTCTCAGGTTTCTACCGCAATATATCTTTGAGCGGAGATGAAAGTATAGAAACAAATAGTGAAGTACAAGAAGAAATAGATAATCTTACAGGACAACAACCTTCTTACGATGATACAGAAGTATCAGTTTTGTATGAAGTGCATACAGATTTAAATTTAGAAGGCTTCGAGGATATGAATGAAGCAGGCGAGGAGTCTGGCTTGAAGCTGCCATATATCGTTACGATAGATACTGCAAGCGGTAAGGTTTTGTCAATCAGAAGAAACTTCAAAGAAGCCGATCCTTTGAAAAATAAAATAGAGTACTTTGTACACTTTAAATTTTTACCAGGTTTAGGTTTTTATGGCTTTGGGTTAACTCACATGATAGGTGGGTTATCGAAAGCGTCCACGTCTATTTTGAGGCAATTGATTGACGCAGGTACCCTTGCTAACCTACCTGCTGGGTTTAAGACAAGAGGTATAAGAATAAGAGACGAAGATAGTCCTATTCAGCCTGGAGAGTTCCGTGATGTGGACGCCCCTGGAGGATCTTTAGCAGACTCAATACAACCGCTGCCTTTCAAAGAGCCAAGTGGTACTTTACTTTCCCTATTAGGATTATTAGTAGACTCAGGACAAAAGTTTGCATCTATTGCTGAAATAAATGTAGGTCAAGGCAATCCATCAGCACCAGTTGGTACAACTATGGCATTACTTGAAAGATCAACCAAAGTTTTATCTGCAATACACAAAAGATTACATAATGCGCAGAAAAAAGAATTTAAATTGCTATCAGATATTTTTAAAGAATATTTACCACCTGAATACCCATATCAAGTAAACGGTGGTATGAATCAAGTAAAAGCGCAAGACTTTGATGACAGAGTAGACATCATGCCAATATCTAATCCAGATATTTTTTCAACATCACAAAGAATAGCTATGGCACAAGAAATGATGCAATTAGTGCAATCAAACCCTGAAATACATGGTAAGGGAGGCATCTATGAAGCATATCGCAGAATGTATGCAGCTATAGGTATAGATAATATTGATGCTTTGTTGAAACCACCACCAGCAGATAACCCACAACCACTTGAAGCTGGTTTCGAAAACAATCAACTTCTTATGGGTCAACCAGCACAAGCTTTTGTTCAACAAGATCATGATGCTCATATAGCAGCACATATGGCATTACTCAAAACTCCACCAGTACAATCTAATGCTATGGTACAAGCAGCAATACATGCACACATAATGCAACACTTACAAATGAAAGCAGACCTAGTAGCACAACAACAGATGCCACCAGAACAAATGCAACAGTACCAACAACTACAACAACAAGCACAAAACGTAAATCCTCAAGAAGCTTTACAAATACAAACACAAGCCAAAGATTTATTAGCACAATATTCAGCTCCTATTTTTGCTGAACTTGTAACACAGTATAGTGAGCAGACAAGCGACCCTAATGAAGATCCTCTGGTAGCTTTACGAAGACAGGAAATAGCCCTTAAAG